CAAAAGCTGGCTTTTATGGTAATGGAAATATTCCTTGGATTGTTGATTTTATTTGCTTGACAGGAAAGCGTGACATTAAAGGTGGCTTCGTGTATCTTAAAGCAATGTTTAAGAATTTAGGTTATGATAAATGTTTTTGGTTAAGGACAGAAACAGGTCGCATTGGTAAGCATATGTTGAAAGGAGATTAACATGGGCGGTGGCGGTGGCGGCGGCGGTGGCGGTCGCGATAGAAATAGAGGCATTGAAAGAGGCAGAACAAAGCAAGCAAAGGTGGGCGTTAGCAAGTCTGTTTCTGTTGATGTTGGTGAGAAGAGCTTGGTTACGAAGGCGGCCTCTGTAACGGCTAAGCCCGTTGAAGCAAAAAAGATGGCGCAACCAAAAGTATCTACGCCAGCAAAACCTGCACAGCCTGTACCTAAAGCACAGCCTGTAGCTAAAGCAGTGCCTGTACCTAAAGCAGTTCCTGTACCCAAGGCAAAGCCTGCAGTTCCTGTACCTAAAGCAGTTCCTGTACCCAAAGCAAAACCTGCACAGCCTGTAGTTAAAGCAGTTCCTGTACCTAAAGCAAAACCAGCAGAACCTGTAATTAAAGCAGTGCCTGTACCTAAGGCAAAACCTGCAGAACCTGTAGCTAAAGCAGTGCCTGTACCTAAAGCAAAACCAGCAGAGCCTGCACCTAAACCAGTTGAAGCAAAAAAAATGGGTAGTGTAACAACAGCTACACCGACAAAGCCAGAAACAAAGGTTGCATTTGGCACTGAGGTCATTGATACCGCAGCGGCGCAAGCACAATTATCGGCTAGACAAAAAGATATAATGGATAGCCCGCTTTCAAAAGTTCCTAGCGTTGGCGGTTTGGCTGCGTCACTTATGGGTCAGGCAAGTCTTGCTGCTCAGAAAAAAGCACTTGAGCAAGGTGGTACTGCTGTAGCAGTCCCAGGCACATCCTTCGCTCCTCAAGGTCAGGCTTACACAGAAGCGCCCGGCATGAAGTCTAGCGCAGAGTTGGCTGGGCAAAGATTCAAAGTTGGGCAAACATTTAGTGCTAAATCTGGAGAAGACATAAAAGTTATAACTATGGATGGCATAAAGACGCAAAAAGCCCCAAGTCAGTACACAACAGGCCCTGCTGGAAGCATTGGCAAGATTAGCGCAACAAAGCCTTCTGCTGGCTCAGGCATGGGATATGTTGGTGATGTTGCTGGTGTTGTTAAGACTAAAGAGATTTTAGGTGTCCCTGTGACGACCTTTACTGGCAAGACAGGTTACAGCCCGACAGGTGAAAAGATGGCAGAGCCAACTGGCGGTGGTAAAGAAACACCAACTGTACCTGTTGCCGAGCCAGAAGTCACACCTGAAGTTACGCCTGAGATTGTTCCTGACGATACTATACTTGCCAGCAAAACCAGACGCACACGGTTTAAGCGAGCTGGGCAAGGCGGTACAATACTTGAAGGCTTTGGAGCGCTTTATAAGTAGGAGATTATCATGTCATTTTTAACGCCAAAAGCGCCACCAGTTCCACCACCCCCACCTCCTCCTGAGCCAATCTCAAAAGAGGACTCGGCTAAGGCCGCTGCTCTTGCTGAAGAGGCGTTAATGCAACAGCGTAAAAAACGCAAGGGTGGCAAAGAAACTATTGTTGCTGGTGCGCTGGGTGAGCAAACAACTACTTCTGGAACACCTACACTGTTGGGGTAATTATGGATAACTTTATCAAATCACTAGTCTCACGCTTTGATTATATTAAGGGGCGTAGAGATAATTGGGACACCCACTATCAAGAACTGGCAGACTACATGCTGCCACGGAAAGCCGACATCGTGAAAAAGCGTTCTCGCGGTGAAAAGCGGATGGAGTTGATATATGATGGGACTGCTCTCCAAGCTGTTGATTTGTTATCTGCATCCTTGCACGGAATGCTTACAAGCGGAGCAACACCGTGGTTTCACCTCGACATGAAAGATACTGACATTGCTCGTCAGGATGAGGTTCAGGCGTGGCTTGAAGACACCAGCATGAGAATGATGAGAGCGTTTAACCAGTCCAACTTTGAGACTGAAGTTCATGAGATGTATGTGGACTTAGTTGTGTTTGGTACTGGCTGTATGTTTGTTGAGATGGAGGGCGACCAGTTACGCTTCAGCACCCGACATATCTCTGAGTTCTATGTGCAAGAGAACCAGTATGGCATTGTTGATACTGTGTTCCGTAAATACACCGCACCTGTTCGTCAGATAGTGCAACGCTTTGGCATTGATAATGTAAGCGCTCATATTCAGAAAAAGTTTCAGAAAAGACCTGACGAAGACATTGAAATTTTGCACGTTGTCTTACCGCGCATTGACCGCGACCCTAACAAGAAAGACAACAAGAATATGCCGTTCGCATCTTTTTATATTGATGCTGAAACCTCAACCCTATTATCTGAAAGTGGCTTTGAGGAGTTACCATATATTGTTCCGCGCTTCTTGAAAGCAACAGGCGAGGTTATGGGCAGAAGCCCAGCGATGACAGCGTTACCAGATGTAAAGATGGTAAACCTGATGTCAAAGACTATTATTCAGGCGGCACAAAAACAAATTGACCCACCGTTACTTGTGCCTGATGACGGTTTTATTCTGCCAGTGCGTACACAGCCCGGCGGTCTAAACTTCTATCGGGCTGGGTCACGCGACACAATCACGCCATTAAACACTGGCGCTAACATTAACATTGGCTTGGCAATGGAAGACCAGCGGAGAATGGCTATCCGTTCTGCGTTCTATGTTGACCAGATTTTGTCAGGCAATGCGCCTAATATGACCGCTACCGAGGTTATTCAGCGGCAGGAAGAGCGCATGAGGGTGATTGGCCCTGTGCTGGGTCGCCTCATGAATGAGATGTTGCGTCCAATGATTGACCGTGTTTTTGGCTTAATGTTAAGAAGTGAAATGTTATCTGTGCCACCAGAGATGCTTCAAGGCCGCGATGTTGATATTGAATATGTGTCACCATTGGCTAAGGCGCAAAAGTCCAGCAGCCTTAACAGCACAATGAGAGCATTAGAAATACTGTTGCCATTGGCACAGTCACTACCTGTTGGTGACCACATTGACCCAGATGGTCTAGTGCGTCATGTAACAGATTCCCTTGGTGTTCCTAAGACTACCTTGCGTACCCAGCGTCAAGTTAATGAAACTCGTCAGCAAAGGGCGCAAGCTGAGCAAGAAATGATGGAGCGCCAGCAAACGCAGGAGGATGTCTATACTGCGGCTCAGGCAGCACAGGCAGCAAGAATGGTTGGACAATGATACCAGAGAAAGAAATCGAAAAGTTAAAACATCTATACAGACAAACCTTCGTTGAGTCGGACAACGGCGAGAGGGTTTTAGAAGACCTTGAGAAGCGCTGCAATATGCACAGCTCAAGTTATGTGGCTGGCGATGCCAACGCCACAGCGTTCGAGGAGGGTAAACGAGCAGTTATCCTTCACATTCACAACATGTTAGAGGAGTAAATATGTCAGAAGAGAGTATCGAACAGGTAGCCCAGTATGAGGCTGCACCGCTGGAAACCCCAGCAGAGGTAGCGCAAGGTGGGTCTGGTAACGATTTTCTACAAATGATACCAGAGGAAATAAGACAACACCCAAGCTTATCACCTATTAAGGATGTCGAGAATCTCGCACGTTCTTATGTCAATGCTCAAAGATTAATTGGCGCAGATAAGATACCTATGCCAGTTAATCCATCAGATGAAGACCTTGACCGCATCTATAACAGATTAGGTCGCCCAGAAAGCCCAGATGGTTACCAGTTAGCTGCTGACGGCAACATTGTCACTGAAGACTTAGTAAAAGATTTTGCTGACTTTTCACACAAGTTGCGTTTAACGCCAGAGCAGGCTAGTGGTATTCTGGACTATTATAGGTCTTCTGTGGAACAAAGCGCGGCTGGCAGTGAGGAGCAAGCACAGGCTTATCGTCAAACTACTGAGGAGGCATTGAAGTCAGAATGGGGCAGAGCGTATGACCAAAAACTTGGTGAAGCTGTAAGGGCGGCACAAGAGTTTTCAAACCCAGAGATATTTGACCTTCAACTAACTGATGGCTCACGGCTAGGTGACAACCCTGAATTTATTAAAACATTTGCAAAAATCGCAGAGTTTAGGCAAACTGTCACCAGTGAAGACACAATTTCTGAGAATGCACAAGCAAATGTTATGACACCTAAACAGGCTCAGGCAGAGATTGATGCAATCATGAATAACAGGTCTCACGCTTATTGGGACAAAACAAACATTGTTGGGCGGCAACAAGCTATCCAGCGTGTTCAAGAGTTAATGGGTATGGTTCATGGAGAGGCTTGATTATATCCAGACCAGACTCGAATGTTTGCGTTACGCGATTGAATTTGGAACGGCGCGTGATGTAGTGAATCCGGCTTTACTCGCAGATAAATACTACGAGTGGGTCATGCAGGGTAGCGATAAAGTTCGTCCTGTTGACAATCGGAAAGACGATAGCCCAAAGGCGGCTCAAAAGCCTAGAAGCGTCCGCAAGGGTAGCGCATCGCAAGTTGACAACGCAACCGAGTGACAAAGGAGAATGATATGTCTACTCAAATTACTACTGCGTTTGTCCAACAGTATTCTGCAAACGTGCAGATGCTCGCGCAACAGATGGGAAGCCGTCTGCGTGACACGGTGCGTATTGAGAATGTTATTGGCAAAAACGCATTCATCGACCAAGTTGGTCTGGCAACAGCCCAGCTACGGTCAAGTCGGCACGCCGACACCCCTCAGATGGATACTCCACATGCGAGACGCCGCCTGAGCTTAGCTTCATACGAATACGCTGACTTGATTGATAATCAGGACAAAGTTCGTATGTTGATTGACCCAACTTCATCTTACGCTATGGCTGCTGCGGCTGCTATGGGTCGTGCGATGGACGATGTTATCATTACTGCATTTGATGCTGCGGCTTCTACTGGTGAAACTGGCTCAACAAGCACAGTTTTCGACACCAATCAGGATGTTGCTGTATCAGTAGGTGGTGCTGACACCAACATGAACCTGACAAAGCTGCGTGAAGCAAAGAAGCTGCTTGACGAAGCTGATGTTGACCCATCCATTCCTCGTTACATCGTAATGGGGCCAAGCCAGATTCACGCTCTGCTTGCAGATACAAGCGTGACCTCAGCGGACTTCAACACCGTTAAGGCACTGGTACAGGGTGAAATCAATCAGTTCATGGGCTTCAACTTCATCATGTCCAACCGCTTGTCTGTAGACGCTAATAACGTCCGCACTTGCTTTGCTTGGGCTGAAGAAGGCATGGCTCTTGGTGTTGGTAAAGATGTTTCTGCTCGTATTGATGAGCGTGCCGACAAAGGTTACGCAACTCAGGTGTACTACAGCATGGACATCGGTGCTACTCGTATGCAAGAAAACATGGTTGTTCGCATCAAGTGTGATGAAGATGACCTAGATGGCGCAGAGTAGAGAAGGAGATTAGAGAATGACTACTAAAAATTCAGACTTAGTGGCAAATCTTGAGGCTCTTCCTCAGGTTGCTAACCCTGCAAGCGAACTGGGCGGCGTTGTACGCATCGCTCAGGGCAATGTTGCACTGGCGGCTGGTGACAGCACTGACGATGACATCGTTATGCTCGCACCAATCCCAACCAACGCAACTCTTGTTTCAGTCCGTGTTGGCTCAGATAACCTTGGCGGCACTTGCACATACAACGTAGGCTTCTACACAAATGAAGGCGTTGTTGTGGATGAAGACGCTTTGGCTACTGACGTTGCCGATGCTGCTGGCGTAGCGGAACTCCGTTACGAAGTGGCTGACCTCAACACGACTGGTCAACAGGTTTGGGAACTGGCTGGTCAGTCTTCAGACCCGAATGATGTTTACTACATCGCTGCTACCTTCAGTGCTACTGGTGGTTCTGCTGGTGATATGGCATTCATCATTGAGTATGTCGTAAACTAACATTGGAGGGGGCGGTTCGCCGCCCCTTTCTTTCCGTGAGGGTAGGAGGGCATGGAGTACAATAGTGATTTTAAGTGGGACTTAAAAGTTGGTCAATTACACGAAGAGTGGCTGGGGGATTTACTTCAGTCAAAGACCATAGAGGTGAAACGAGATTTTATGGCTTCACGAACTGGGAGGGTGTTTGTGGAGTTTTTTTGTAGGAATAAACCGTCAGGGATAGCGACAACACAAGCAAAGTTCTGGGCGTTTATACTTGATGACGAAACTGTGGTATTATTACCTGTGAAGAAACTATTAGCTTTGGCATTCGAGGCAGAAGAAAAAGGCAATGTAGTTTACGGTGGTGATAGCAATCTAAGCGTAGGTGCTTTGATAGAGTTGGAAAGGCTAGTAACGTAATGGCATCTGTAGTTGATATATGTAATGAAGCGATGGACTTGCTGGGTGCGGCAACGATTACCGCTTTAACAGAGAACTCAAAAGAAGCAAGATTGTGTAATCGCCGCTTTGAAACCGTGCGCGATTCCGTACTTCGGGCGCATCCTTGGAACATTGCGGTGACGCGAAAAGAACTAGCTAAAGATTCCGAATCTCCTGCCTTTGGGTTTACCAACCAATTTACCTTACCGACAGACCCATACTGCTTGCGTGTGCTATCGCTGTTTACATCAAATGTTGATAGCGAGACTGCAGCGTATGACTCTCAGGCTATGTTTAAGATTGAGGGGCGTAAGGTTCTTACGGATGAAGGCACTTGCCGGATTGTTTATATTGGACGCATCACCGACACTGAACAATATGATTCGCTATTATCTTCCACGATTGCTACTAAGTTAGCGGCAGAAACGGCTTATGCAATTACAGGTAGTACCAGCGTATCACAGCAGATGTTTGCTGTTTATGAAGAGAGAATGCGTGAGGCTCGCTCTATGGATGCGGTCGAGGGTGTTCCTGACAAAATTGTTGCTGACGACTTTATTAACATAAGGTTCTAAGATGGCGCGAGTATCAACCATTGTAACCAACTTTAAGTCTGGTGAAATCTCTCCGCGCTTAGAGGGCCGGATTGACTTACAGAAATACAACGAGGCGGCTCAGACCCTGAGCAATATGCTTGTATTTCCGTCTGGCGGCGCAACACGCAGACCAGGGACTTACTTTGCTGGCAGAAGCAAAGATGGTGGTAAGGTGCGTTTGGTGAACTTTGAGTATTCGGACGAGCAAGCATATGTGCTTGAGTTTGGTGCAAACTATATCAGGTTCTTCAAAGACGGTGGCATACTGACAGAAGCCACAACTAACATTACTGGTGCGACATCAGCTAACCCTGTTG